GGGGGGGGCGGGGGGGGGGGGGGGGGGGGGGGTTGGGCGCCCCCCCGCGGCCCCCGGCGCCGGTGTCGAGGCGAGCGGCAGGCTGAGACTCGACAACGTCTCGGGGCCAATGATGCCGTCGACGGTGAGCCCGTTGACGTGCTGCCAGTGGCGGATGGCCCGGTCGGCGCGGGCTGGGGTGTTGATCGTGTACCCGAACTGGTGCAACCGGTCGAGGGCTCGCAACGTGTCGATGTCGACCTGTCGCGTTGTGGCGCCTTGGGTGTGCCGTATTGTGGCGGGTCGGGTTTGGGCGTTGACCGCGGTGGTCGCTGGATCGGGGACGGCGATCGTGACCACCGCGGTCGCGATCATCATCGCCGCTGCCGCCGGCCGCAGCGCACGCTGGAGTAAGGAGCGTGCGTGCGGCTCTGGCGTCGGAGCCGGTGGGTGATGGGGCTCGCGACTCATCACAACTCGTCCTCTTCGAACGGCAACATGACCTTGCCGGTGCGTTTGATGTACACCTGCCGCAACATCTCCTCGACCGCTTCGCCGTCCGACCCGTTGACCGCCTCGACATGCAACAGCACCGTCTTGACGCAGCGCGGGTCGTCCTCGTCGTGGGGTCGCTCTTCGATGGTGTCGGCGCGCAGCAGACCGACGACGACGAAGACGTCGGTGGGGTCAGCCGCTAGCGCGACCTCGAGGTGGGCGAGACCGTTCGTGTCGCCCTTGGGGAGCTTGGCGCGGACGGTGACGCTCATGACCAGCCGCCGCCGAAGACGATGACGGCGGTAACGATGGCGATCGCCAACACGGCCAGGATGACCATGCCGAGTTCGGACGACACCGCGAACCACAGCAGGCTGATCGGTGCGCTCATCCGTCGCTCCTGAGGTCGGGGTTGGTGATCACGGCCAGGGCGCGGGTCCGCCACCGTTCGGTTTCGGCGCGGTCGCATTCGACGAGTTCGCAGTGGATCGGCACCGCGATGTCGGGTGTCGTCAGGGTGATCGTGAGGCGGCCGTGGTCGCCTTGGCGGACGACTTGGCACAGGTAGGTGCCGGCTTCGTAGCGTTGCTCACGCCACACCACATCGATGGCGTTCATAGGTCCTCCTTCTCTTCGCGTTGGCGTTCGTAGATGTCGTCGCCGATGTCGATCTGGGCCTGGTCGTCATCGGGGTCGGGTGGTGGTGGGCCGCGCAGTTCGGTGGCGTCGGTGATCCCGGTGAGCAACAGCCGGCGCCGGGCACGCCGGCCGGGTGGGCCGACCTCGACGACGACACCTTTCGGGTTGGTGCGCACGTCGACGATGACCGAGTTGATGTAGCGGCGCAGGAACCACACCGGCTCGCTCATGGCCCCTCCTCCATCGGCTCGCGTGTCAGCTCGAGCTGCTCACCCTCGGGCTCCGGCGGGTCGCCTTCGGCTTCGATCGTGGTGAGGGTGACCGGGTCGACCAGTTCGCCGAGGTCGGGTTCCCAGGCGCGGCCTTCGATCGCTGCGGTTTCCTCCGGGGTGTAGAGGCCGCCGATGATGTCGGCGAACAGGGCACGGCACAGCTCCGATGTCGCGCGGGCGAGCAGCATGCTGCGCGGGTACTTCGTCCAGGCCGGGTTGCCGGTCAGCTTGGCGCGTTGGGCGTCGGCGATCGTCCAGGTCACTTTGGCGTTGGCGCCGGTGTCGTTGCGGCGGCCGGCGAGGGTGACGCGGTCCTGTCTCGATTCGACGACATCGATGCGGTGTCCGGCCCGGTTGACCAGGGCGCGCATCAGTTCGGCGGATGCCGCGGGGCGGCCTTCGATGACGTGGACCATGCGCAGCGACTGCATCGGGCCGAGCCCGAGTTCGTCGCCGGTGAGGATGCATGCGAGGACGGATGCCGGGTCACCGCGTAGTGCTGATGGTACGAAGGGGGTGTTACAGATCCTTCGGGACAGCCGCCAGGCGGCGACCCAGGTGGAGGGGATGTCGGCGGCGATCTGGGCGTCGAGGTCCATCTGCACCACCGGCGCCGAACCCTCGACCTCTACTACAGGTTGGTCGGTCATGGTTGGGGGTCCTCCTCCCGTTCAGGTCCAGCCATGTAGGCGGCCATCACCCCGCGGACGAGTTGCGGGTTGTCGACGAACGGCGGGTCGTTGAGCTGGCACCAGCGCACGAAGGCGAGGAGCCGGTCGTCGGGGACCTTGTCGATGATCCGGTGAGCGGTGCGAATGTTCATGGTCGGTGCTTGTCCAGTTCGTCGAGGATGCGGCGATGCTCCGCACGGTGATGCCGGTCGGCCTCGGCGCGCCGTTCGTGCCGATCGATCCCCACCGCGGCGGCCACGGAGATGATGATCACGATGGCGACGGCGGTCATGACATGAACCCCGGGTCGAACCAATCGCGCACCGGCAGCCGGGCGCCGCTGTCACCGTCGTAGGCCACCAGGCAGACGTTGGTGGCGCCCTCGCGGAACGCCACGTCGGTGCCTTGGTCGGCGAGCTCGTCGATCTCATGATCGGACAACAAACCGGTCAGGTATTGGACGAACAGCAGCTGCTCTTCGGGGACCCGGTAGCAGTGCAGCACGATGCCTTCGGGGGCGGTGCCGGGGTCGATGAACGGTGGGCCGGGGAAGATCATGTTTCGCCGTCCCAGTCGAACAGCGACGGATCCGGAGCCGCCGGCGGCCACCTGGTGACGATCACCGTGACTCGGCGTTGGCTGACAAGCTCCTGGCAGAACTCGTCCTGCTCTTCGGGGACCCACACGAGCCGGTAGTCGGCGCCGGCTTCCTCGAGCGCGGTGCGCCACACGAGCTGGTCGGGGGCGAGCTTGTTCGGTTTGCGTTTGATCTCGACGAACCACACCAACCGCGCATCCGGATGAACGAGCACCAAATCTGGAAAGCCGGCGTGACCTTGCAGGGCGGTGCGCCATCGGCCGGCCGAGTTCTGCGCGGGGCGGTTGTGGTAGATCATCCAGCCGCCGAGACGGGCGGCCTCGACGATGGTTCGCTGGCATTGCGCTTCGGTTGCTCTCACGGTCACGGATCCCCCCCAAACGGTGAGATGGTTAGGTAGCGCCGACCGATCGGGGTCCGGGACCGGGACGGACACGTGATGTTGTTGTGGACGGGTCTCGGCTGACGCGGGCAGTGTGGAAAGGCGCGTCAGCCGAGACGATCAGCTGGCAGCTGATTCGGCGGGGACTGACTGGGCGTCGATGTACGCCTCGAGCTGCTCTTCGGTGATGACTCGTTTGCGCTTGGCGACTTGGCTGTAGGCGATCTTGTGTTCGCGCATCAGCCGGTAGATCGTGTCTCTGGAGACCCCGAGCCTGATCGCCACCTCCTCGGGATCGAGGGGGGCTTTTTGCTCATTCATCGGGCACCTTCTTTTGCCGTTTGATGATCGGACGGCATCCAGTTTGTACCCGGATTCCCAGTGATGCAACGGGTCGCAAGGCATCGCGCGCAACCGCAGTCGTCCATCTTGTGCATAAGCGCGCCACGTGCAATTCGGTGCATATGAAATAGCCACAATGCACGTTCTGGCACCGGAAGTGCTGGGGATAAATTTTTCCTGCAACTACCCTTCGTGCTCCATGGCGAGTGACGCTGCACCGGAGTCCGACACGGTCGACGCGCAACGCGCCGCGCAGGTCGCCGAGCGGATCCGCAGCGCGAGGGCGGCGATGAACATCTCCCGTAAGGAGTTCGAGCAGCGTTACCACCTCGGTCGCAACACGATGGCCAAGGTCGAATCCGACGACGGGCATCCGACGATGGCGGCCGGGACACGCCACAAGCTCGAGGACGCCTTCGGTTGGGACCGTGGCCAGATCGACCGCTGGATGGCCCGCGGTGTGCCGGCGCCTCGGGCCGAGCCGGCCGCGCAGGTGGTCATCGACAGCAACTCGCTGCTCGAGCTGGCCCACGTGATGGGGTTGGCGAAGAAGTTCTCCGAGTTGCCGCAGCGCTTCGCCGAAGCCCTCGAGGATCTCGTCGACGTGATGCTCGTCGACCGCGCCCGCGGCTAGACGGAGCGTAGGTGGCGGCGGGCCTTGATCGCCTCGTTGACCCGGCGGGCCTCGGCGATCGAACGGCGAACACGTTCTTTGCGGGCGTAGCGCGCCGGCATCGGTGATCCCGGCTTCCACAACATCTGGGCGTTGAGGTCCTCGACCGAGCCGCCGGCGTCGAGCCAGTTCGAGGCGTGGGAGCGTCGGAAGGCATGGGCGCCGAAGCGGACGACATCGATGCCCGCTTTGGCGCAACGCCGCTTCATCATCAGATGGATCGTGTCGGGCAGGATCGGCCGCCACCCGTCGGCTCCGGTGTTGGCCTTGGTCGATAGGAACAGCGGGCCGGGCTGCCAGCCGCGGTAGCGCAGCCAGCGCCACAGGTGCTCCATTGCTTCGTCGTCGATGAGGATGTCGCCGGAGATCCGGCTCTTCGAGTTGGCGCTGATCACATGGATGGTCTGGTTGTCCTGATCGAGGTGTTTGTACTCGAGGCCGGCGATCGTCGAGCGGCGCAGCCCGGTCCACCACAGCAGCGAGATGATCGCCGCGTCGCGGGCGTCGACGATGCGTTGGTACTCAGTGCGGGTGCGGCCGCGCTGCATGGCGCAGGTGGCCAGCAGAGCGCGGTACTGGGCCTCAGTGGCCTCCGGGACGTTCTCCGGGACCGGGTCCTCTTTCGGCACCGGTTTGATCCGCCGCATCGGGTCGCGGAACTCGCCGTCGGAGTCGGCGGCCAGCCAGCTGTAGAAGCACTTCAGGTAGTCGCGGCGACGGTTCAGCGTCCCGGCCGCCTGGCCCTCGCCGACCTCGAGGAGATACTCGCCGATGTCGACACCGGTGGCGGTCTCCAGCTCGACGCCGCGGGCGACGAGCCAGCGGTGCAAACGGTTGATCGCGGCGACCGAGATCTGCACGTTCTGCGGTGACGAGTTACGTTGCCGGAGGCTGAGCGCGAAAGCGCGGATGGTCATCGTGGCGGCCGGTTCGGCGTTGGACATGGAGGCTCCTTGGGTTTCGACGTTCCAAAGACCGTGGAGGTCAAACAGGTCCGGAGCCTTCCCAAGCCCTCCGATATTTTGTCCATTTCTGCCCTCTGAGCAGGTATGGAGTGGGCGATAGGAGTCTCGATCTCCTGACCTCTACGGTGTGAACGCATCTTGTAGGTTTTGCACAGTCTAACATGCACGACGTGGCACTATGTATGACACAGATGAAGCAAGTTGCACACGAACCTCCACGTTATTGGGAGCACGTAGAGGTCAAAACACGGAGGGTCGACGATGGAGTATTCGGTGATCGTCGCGCTGCGGGAACTGGCAGCCAACCTCGCTCAGTCGATGGCGGACGGTGAGATCCCCTATGACGCCGAGTATCTGGCTGCCGTCGATCGACACATCGCGGAGCTCGAGCGTGATCTGAACGAGATCCGTCGCCGGCGGGAGGACGATGTCCGTCTCTTCTTCGGCGAGTCCGGCGAGACGAGCTAGGGCGCTTCGGAGGTTTCGACGGTGCCGATGATGTCGACCTTCTGGACGTCGTCGGCGATCGGTTGGGCGTTCAGCAGCATCTGGTCGCGTTCGGCGGAGCGGGTCGTTGCTTTGGCGACGGAGCTGCCGCCGACGTAGCCGCCGAGGACGCCGATCATTCCACCGAAGGCGGCGATGAGGACTTGGGTGGCGTTCTCCGAGATCGAGTAGTCGCCGGACTTCTTGCCGCGGTAGTAGGCGGCGAGCAGCACGCCGATCACGATCAAGTTGACGGCGGTCGCCAGTCCGATGGCGAGGGTGAGGGCGACCCAGTCGCGGCTCGGTTTGTGACCGTTGCTGTTGTTGTCCTCATCGGTCACGGTGCGAGCGGTGCCGGCGGCCCGCCAGGGGGCTGTGTGCGGGTCGGTGGGGGCTGCGGTGCGGGGGTGGCCATGACGGCTGCGGCGTACTCCTCGAGGGGCTGTCGGGCGACTGTGGCCGGTCTGACGAACAGCTCGGAGACGGCGGCGTAGGCGGCTGTGGTGACACCGACGACGATGCCGCCGGCGACTTCGGTGACGACCTTGGCGATCAGCAGGACGGTGACGACGGCTTGCACGAAGGTGTAGATGACCCAGCCGACGCGGACCGGGTCGTTGACGAACACGTGCGGCCCCGGTGGTGGCGGCAGCGGGGTGTTCATGCCATGACGCGGGCGTTGTATTCGGCGCTGCCGGCAGCGAGCCAGGCGTGCCAGTTGCTCGAGGGCTGCGGGACGTAGCGGGGCAGGTTGGCGAACGGGCCGCCCGGGCCGATCTCGTCGCCGGAGACCGGGCGGACGGCGGAGCCGACAACGACGACGGTCCCGTCGGCGAGTGTGGCGAGGTACATGTGATCCTCCAAATGGGGTGTCGGTGGTATCGGTGCCGGTGTCTTGGCGGCGCGGCGGGCGGCTTCGTGGCGGAGGTCGTCGAGCGACCATGTCCCGGATGTGTTGACCGACGCGGGCCGCCAGGGGCCTTGGACGGCGGCAGCGGTGGCCGGGTCGATCTTGCGGGTCGTCCAGCCGGCGTGGCTGGAGATGTCGGTCGGCTCGAGCCCGAGCCAGTTCGTCAGGGCGATCGACGCGGTGAAGAAGGCGTCGATCTGGACTTGTGGCCACGGTTCACCGACACCGGTGTTGGCAGCCTCGATCGACACGGCGTACTCGTTCATGCAGTCGAGCGGAACGGTGCCGCGCGAGAACGCCTGGGGACCGCCTTTGCCGTTGGTGTTCGTCGCGCCGGCGGCGATGACATGAATCGTGCCGGTGCGGTCGAGGTAGAGGTTGGAGATCGGGGCGGTGTCGGCGTTGATGATGTAGCTGATGTCGCTCGCCGGTGACGCGTTCGATGCGGTGTGGTGCCACATCACGCACCACGGCCGGTTGCCGGCGTAGCCGCCGGACTTGCGGGCTCGGGTTTGCCATCCGTCAACCTCGAGCACATGCAGTCCGGCGGCACGCAAGACGTCGGCCATCTCGGTGAGATAGCGGCCGCTCATGGTTCGGGGTCCGGTTCATCGGGCGGCAGGTCCGGTTCCGGTTCGGTCGGTGTGTAGCTCATGGGTTCACCTCCGTTCATCTCAGCAGTAGGACGATGACAATGACGACGAGTGCGATGACGATGACGCCGCTCGAGATGACGATGGCGTCGGCGATCATGAGGGTGCACCGCCCGGGCCGATGTCTTCGACGACGAACCGGCCGGCAGCCGTCGCGTTGACGATGCTGCACGACCCGGAGTTGATCGAGCCACGCAGCTTGACGACTCGAGACCCGGCGGCAAGGCCGAAGGTGCACCAGCCTGCCGCCGCCCATGACCAGCCGATGTTGATCGTGTGGGCGGGCATGACCGACTCGGAGCCGTCGATGGACAGCCGGGGGCTGAATGTGGCCGCGTTGGCGCCGTTCAACACTTGGAACAGCCACGTTGCCCGATAGGCGCGGTTGGCGACGGCGGTGAACGTCAACGCCAATCCGGTGAGGTCGACAATGCTCGCGGCGATCCCGGTCTGGTCGGCAGTGACGATGTTCTGGCCGATCAGACCCCATGGCAGGTTCCATGGTTTGCGCCACGCGGCACCGTTGTAAAACTCGATGCCTTCGTTGGCGTCACCGGAGTCGATGTACGACGGCTGTCCGGCGACCGGTGCGGTGACCGCCGCGGTGCGAGCAGCGACGTTGGGGAACTGCTCGACGACCTGTTGTTGGACGTAGGTGTTGAAGTCGGGTGCGATCACCTCTTCGCCGACTTGCCAAACCTTGTGGGGCATGAGTGTCCTTCCCTACGCGGCGAAGCCGAGTACAAAATTGGAGTCGAGGCGGTCCTGTGGGTCCGGGCCGATGGTGAAGATGGCACCGAGCCGTGACATCGGGTCGGCAGCGGTGAGGTTCCATTGCATCTCCCACTGGGTGCGGGTGATCTTGTGTTGGTAGCCGACGACTCGAGAGCTGATGTCGCGGGCATGGTCGGGGATGTCCGGCGGCGCCCAGTGCACCCGGACGATGTCGGACACCTGTTGCACGGCGAGGATGTCTTTCCATGCCTGCCACGGCTGGTCGGCGATCGCCGGTTGGAAGGTGACATCGTCGAGGGTGACTTGCGGGTAGGCGTACAACTGGACGACGACATCGGCCCATTTGTCGACCTGGGTGTCGTCGTTGAGTCCGAGGTCGGTGCGGGTGTAGTCGTATTGACCGAAGCGGTCGATGCTCGGCGGTGACGTCGCCGTTTGGGTGGTGCCACCGGTACGTGCCGCATAGACGGCGTTGCGGATCTGCCAACCGATCGACGACGGTGTGGCGTCGGTGAGCACGTCGTAACCGACATCGCAGCCGAGGGTCACGACGGGCGCCGTTTTGGTGAACCACACCGACCGGTCGAGCCAGCGCAGTTCGCCTTTGGTGGTGAAGTGGACATAGCCGAGCTCGTCGTCGAGTGTCCGGTTCAGCAGCTCCCACGCGGACTGGGCGAGGGTGGTTGCTTGCAACGTCGCGGCACCGTTGCCGGCCGGGGCGAGGATGGTGCCCAACCATCCGAAGAAGGTGACGATGCGTTGCACCCGGGCTTTGGTGGTGTCGCCGGCGCCGACGGCGGGTTGTTCGGGGCGGTCCATGCGCACGAACTGGCGGGTCACATCGGTGGCGACCAGGGTGGTTTGCCGGGTCGACGGTTGCGGAGTCCAGTCCTGTTGCCACGAGTCGGCGGTGCCGGTGAACAACCAGTATTTGGTGATCGTCGAGTCGGCAGGGTTGACCACTTCGCATGTGACCTCGACGGGTGTGCCGGGTTGCAGCCGGGAGACGCCGCCGATGGTGAACGGGCCGTAGGGGTTGGCCGGGTCGTAGATGCCGCCCGGGTCGGCGATGGTCACTTCGACGGTCGCCGCGTCGGGTTTGGAGAAGATGCCTTGCACCGAGCGGGCGCCGGCGATGACTGCCACGTCCAGCACGTCGCAGGTGATGTCGATCCACAGCGGGCCGCTCGCCGGGACATGGCCGATGACGTTGCCGGCATCCAAACGGTCGGCATTGTGCGGGCCGATGTGGAACCCGGTGCCGGTGCCGATGGCGGTGCGGACCCACAGCCGCACATAGTCGGACCAGTGCGGCGAGCTCGCCCCGCCGGCAGTGCCGGGCCACGGCATCCCTGGCGACCATGCGGCCATCAGGCACCGGTCCTGACGGGCACGTCGAGCGGGCCGTTGCGGGCCGTGTAGCCGCGTAGTGCGTTGACGATGCCGCGTTGGATCTCGGGCGAGTCGGCACCCAAGCCTTGCGAGGTGACGTTGACGTTGATGACCGTCGTGCCACCGAAGCTGCGCCCGACACCCGAGAACTGCTCACCGGCATGCACGATGGCCAGACCGGTGCGCAACACCGAGCCGCCTTGGGCGAGTAGCGGGATGTTCGGGAACCCGATCGTGGCCCCGCCGATCTTGCCGACACCGGGGATGTGCGTGTCGAACTCGGGGATCTTGAACTCGAGCCCGTTCCAGGCGCGGATCACTGCGTTGATCGGGTTCTTGATGGCGTTCACGATGTTCGTGACGATGCCGTTCAGCGTGTTCACCACGCCCTCCCAGATCCCGACGATCGTGTCGCGTGCCGCCTCGAACGGGCCGGTCAGCATGCTGGTGATCGTGTGCCACGTGTTGCTGATCCAGTCCCACACGGCCTGCGCTGCGCCTTTGATGTCGTCCCAGTGGCGCACGATGGCTAGCACGGCGAGACCGAACGGGCCGGTGATGATGGCCAGCAGCAGCGGCCAGTTGCTCGACAGCCAATTCCACACCGACTTGGCGGCGTCGAGCATCCACCCGAACGCCGTGGAGATCGCCCGCATCGCAGTCTGCACGAGGTCACGGAACCAGTCGACTTTGTTGTAGGCGATGATGATCCCGGCGACCAGTGCGGCGACAGCGAGCACGACCAGCACGATCGGGTTGGCGGCCATGACGACGTTCAGGATCCCCTGCACGATCGACCAGACCTTGATCGCAGCGACCAGCCCGAGGACCCCGGCGAGCAGCGGGGCGATCCATGTTGCGTTGTCCTGCACGAACTGGGCCATCGTGGCCAGCATCGGTGCGAGCTGGGCGATCACTGGCAGCAGCCCGGCCCCGATCGACTCCTGCAGTTCGCCCATGGCGATCGATGCGCCACGCATCCGACCGGCGGCGGTGTCGGCGTTCGCGGAGGCTTGCCCGCCGAACGTGTCGGCCATGTTGCCCATCACCTGATCGAGGGTGAGCGCGTGACCCGATGCGTCCTTGGTCTGGATCCCGAGTTTGGACAGCGCGCCGGTCGAGCCGCCGGCCGCTTTCATCATTGCTTCGCTGACCGTCACGAGATCCTTGCCGGATCCCGCCGACACATCGGTCGCGAGGGCGAGGGCCTTCTGTGCGTCTTCGGTGTTGCCGAACCCTCGCACGAGTGCGTCCATCGCCGGGCGCAGATCGTCGTCAGCGATCGCGGTGGACTTCGACAGGTTGGAGATCCACGCCTCGTTGGCGGCAACCTGATCGTCGGTCGCCCCGGT